GCAGTATAACCACTAGGAACAGTATAGCATCCTATTTGAGACTGTCCTTTAAAAATTCCATTGGCTTTTATAGCCGACCAAATATCACCTGCTCCGCTTTCTTGTATAGTTAATTCTCCCTGATGGCTTGCGCTTGATTGCGTTGCATACGTTCCACTACTTGCAACATACCATCTATAAAGTCTTATAAGAGAATCAGGAAGCGCAACCGGCGTAAGACCGTTCATAGTTACTGTGTTCGAAGTGATAACTAACTCACCTGCCACCTCTTTCAGCCCTTCGTAATACACCGTTCTAGCTCCAATACCCGAAGCATTATCATCTGCACTATTCGAAACAATTTCTAGCGCCGTATTTGAGGTTGGCATTCTATAAAATCCCGATTGTGTAATTGGTGCAAACGTACTGCCTACATTAGCATTTCTCCCAAACTTATGTACAATGCTAAAATTAGGCACATTACCCAAAGACATCTCAACGTGGAAATCAAGAACTTTCTTATAGTAGTCTCTGTGTGAGTTATAGATATAATCCGCCCGATTGACGTAAGTGTTATCCTCACGAAGCATCCGACCGGTTTGCTTATGCATATCATTTAATCCCACGAAGAACTCCTTTGAGACGTTTTAAGAGTTGAGGTTGTTCTGCAAAGAATGCCGGAAATAAAAAAGGTTGAGCTTTTGTTCCCTTGTGAAGTATCGATTTTATAATAGGATATATTGCTTCTTCTGGTATGCCTTTTCTCTTTGCCCATACTTTGATGCTCTTTTCCATATCCTCATAAGAACCTCCTTTCTTTCCTTTAAATTGCATCGCATATCCCTCTAGACCAGGAGGTATATCAACTTTTGATTTAGTACCAAATTCTACATACGGTGCATATTTTACATCTGTAAATACTTCTCTCGATAAACCTGATCCTCTTACATCGATAGATGTTTTCAGTCTATTATTCGCACCGGTTGGAGCGTTTCTCTTGGCTTTTCCTTCTATGTTACGAGCAGAACGTTCTATCTCTTTCTCTGCTGATTTACGTACTTTCTCCCCTAAACTATCGAGTACCTTTAGAGTTTTGTTTATAGATTTGATATCAGCCTTAACGCTTATCATTCTGCAAACGCTATGAGTTCAGTAACGGCATTATCTTCGTTTGAGTTAATAGCGTATTCTACATTTAATTCTTTTCCATCGTACTGCAATCTTAATAAATGGTCATAAGTATCTCTCGAATATCCGGCGCTTACAAAATCGTCTCTGTAACGAGTCTTAATCTTATACTTAGTCTTACCCTTTAACCCACCTACTTCGAGCGCCTCAGAGCCTGACAGAGGCTTCACATCAGCCCATACAGTTCCAAGAGTGTTCCAGGTTCTAGTGTTACCACCCATTCCATCAGATGTTAGAGAGTAATACTGTATAGTAACTCTCTGCTTCATCATCCCGATGTTGATTTGTCGAGACTTAGTTTTCATAGCTTGGCGTATCTCTTGAAGTGTGCCTTGCTACTATTTGGCATCATTGACACGCTTCCTTCTACTACATCCTGGCGATCTTCGTAGTTAGATGCTACTAATTTCTTTATTCCTAGAGTTATCCCGGAAGGTATAGAGCTATACCCTGCAACATATACAACCTTTAGCCTTATTCTATCGTCAGGAACTTCCCATCCATATACCGTATCGATTATAAGAGTATCTCCAGTCAGATAATAGTCTTGATTATTGGTTAGAGTTGTCTCAGTTCCTTCTGTATCGACTCTCTTGACTGAAGTGATACTTTGTACTGGATAAAGAGGTAATCGGACTTCCTTGCCATAATATTCGTACTCGATTGTAACTGTTTTCTCTATCAGTTGGAATCCGTATTGCTCTTCTGCAAAATCTATACTCTCTGCGACTAGACTTGCAATCAGCGAATCATCTGCGGAAGTATCTACTCGCATCCAGGCTTTAGCATCTGCCGTACTTAGTACATCGGTAGAGGCATTTGTTCCGGTGTCAACAGTTGAGTAAGTGAATGGGCCAGTTTTACCCTTGTAAGGAGATTTAAGCATTGAGTTCCTCGACTAATTTTTCGGCTTTGGATTTGGTTAGTCTATCGATAATCTGATTGTTGCGCTTCACATAGTACATCGTTTTAGTGCTTTCATCCTTTTCGATGAACGCCTTAGCATCTACTGTATAAGCTTGCTTGTCCTCTTTTGTCTCGTATGCTAATCCTTTATAAAGTAAGTCAGCTATCGAACCCTTATCTAACTTGAGAGGATCGTTTTTCTTTATTCGTTGATTTTTATGGATGAAGCTCCGTCTCGCTCTGTAAGGCATAATACTAGGGTTTAATTGAGAAGGATGGGGAGGAATCGAACCTCCCCAAGTTCCAAACATCCTTATGGTAATATTAAGAATTACCTGCGTTAGTGATTGCAGTTGTAAAGTTACCGAAAGCACCTGCGTTAGGTAGGTAAGTCGGTAGAGCTAAACGGCCTGCAACTTGTACAGTTACTAGATCTTTGATAGCGTTGTCTTGATCTTGCTCGTAGAAACGAACAGAAACAGACTCACGATCAAATAAAGTACATAGTTGAGCAAAGTCAGCTACTAAGAAGTCATCAGCATCTCCATCGGTATCATTGATTGCGTTAGTAGCAATTACTGGAACACCTAAGATAGAAGGCACACGAGTTCCGAAGATAACGTCTTGTGGGAAGATGTAACGACCATCAGCATCTTTGTTGCGAATCATATCGAAATATCGAGCGATTGACATCATTACGGCGCTAGGTTGGAAGTTACGATTTCTCACTTGCTTGATAGCTTCTAAAAGTACATCATACTCTTGAGCATCTGCATCATTGGTGTACTGATCTAAAGCATAGTCAGTAGATGTTACAGTAAGACCATAAGTAGAGTCATACAAGTTGTAAGCATCTTCGGCTTTCATATACTTCTCCATACCTCTTAAAGAGATGTGAGAAGCTAGACCGGCAGTATCATTAAGAGCTTCTTTAGAAACTCGGAAATGTGCAGAGATTTTCTCTACTACTGCATCAGTTGCAACTAAATCAAAGTCATTCTGTCCGGAAGCAACGCCTTCGGCAGTAACACCGGTGTTGTCGGTGAAGTTAGTTTCTTTGATATAGCGGATTTTGTCAGAGTTAGTAGTACCTACTGGTAGGAACTGACGTACATGAACTCTTCGCTCAGGATCGAATTTGAATCCAGGAACATAATCAGCAGGAACAACATCGCCAGTATAAGCACCTGATTCGGTGATAACTGCTTTGGTGTCCATTGTAAAGCCTGAGATTTGACCTGCTTTGAACGCTTCGATTTGATCTTTGTTTGAATCTAAACCATCCTTTAGGATGTTTTTTAGAGACATAGGCTGAGATCCACCGCCTAAACGGTTGTTATTCTTTTCGATTGATTCAATTCTTTCCTTTTGAGAAGCTATTACTTCTTCAAGATTTTTGATTTCAGACTTGGTAGCTGAATCAGCTTCGCCTGAAAGTTTAACTTGCTCTTCGAGTTTGCTATAACGCTCCTCAAGGGCTTTAGTTTGTTCGGCTAGACCATTCTTTACAGAAGCCAAGCCTTCTTTTAAGGTATTTTCTAAGTCCATAATTTGAACTCCTTTTCGATTTGTAGTTGATTGTTGAATTGTTTGAAAATTGCATCAAAATCGGCGTCATTACTTACAGAGGTGATTGGCTCGGCTTCTGTGTTTTGAAGTGATTTTCTCAATGCTTCTTCCAAATTCTTGATATGCATTTCAATTAGCATAAAAGTCTCGTCAGTATAGTCTCCTGAGTCAAATGCTCTGACTAATGTCTTGTATTGATCAACCTGATCTTTCTGAGATCCTTTGGCCATTCCTCCTAGCGCCATTTCATTCGCTCCCCAAGTAACAGTTGATCCTTCCCACATCTTAACTTCGTTGACTATGTAGGCTTCATCTTCATTAGAGAAGTCTCTACGTACAAAATTGATACCGACTGAATGCTCTTTAAGAACTCCATCTCTATATAGCTTGAGAACATCCGTTCCTAACTGTGTGTCGGTGATAGCAGTACGGAAATATAGCCCTTTCTCATCTTCTACGAGCATTGATGGCTTACCCAATACAGTAAGCGGATCGTGCTGATAGAGGTGCATAATTCTATTCTTTCCGTTTGGTCCGTTCTCTTTGATGGTTTTGGTATAGCACCCTTTCATCATTATATCGCCGTCAGAATCTTTGTAATCAAAAACCGAATAATATCCCTCAATCATACGGCGCTCGACATCGACATCCTTTAGAATGCCGGCTTTTTTAGTTATAAATGGATTCATACTTTTAATTGGATTTATTTTGGTTAATGCAGAGGCTCTATGTCCGGCATAGACATCGGATGCCTCGCCTCCTCTATAAACTTGTATAAGTACCGCCGGATCATCCTCCGTGCCGGTAATAGTAAAAGCTGAATTAGGAACATCAATCTCTCCATCTCTCACGATTTTTGTAATTTTACCTCTTGCTCGGCCTCCACTTGAGTTCCAAGAGACAAAATCGCCAACACTTAATTCATCCGCTTCAGCTTTTAACATCTTTTCCTCGTCAATTTGTTTTGATTTACGTATCGCCCAATC